TATCGGAACAGATTTATTTCTTCCTAATTATTCTGGTTTAAAATCCACAGCAAGAAAAGATAATGTTGGAGAGTCTATTTCTCATACTACCTTAAGTGATATTGGAACAAACACGCATGCACAGATTGACTTTCACATCGCTGATAGTTCAGACCCTCACGGAGCAACACTAACTCAGACCTCTCTTCAAATAACTTCTTATTTAATGATTGTTGCAGATTATCCACAATGTGGGATTTATTATTATAATCCAAGTTTATTTGGGGGAGGTTATAATGTTTTTAAAAGAGGAACTACTGGAGATGCTGATGCTGCTGTTGCATCTTCTTCTGAATTAGGTTATAACTCTTTTTATGGATGGGATGGAACAGATTATAAAAGAGGTGGTTATTTTGCTTTTTATTCCACGGAAAATTGGGATGCAACACATCAAGGAACATTATTTAATATAAGCACAACATTAAACGGACAGGATTTTAATTCTGAAAGATTAGTTATTGACGGAGACGGGATAATAATTCCTAAAGGGAATATTAATTCAGATTATTTAATTCGTGGGGGTTACTACTCCTTAGATTTCTCTGAGGGAATAACAGCAACAATAACAACTGCAAAATTAACATCTGGCGGAGCAAATGGTTCTATGACTTTTAAGAATGGGATTTTAACCGCACAGACTGCAGCCACTTAATGCCTGTTCACTAAGGTAAACACCGACGGACACCTAAGTGCACAGCAAAACATTTATAAATAAGGATTACTAATGTAATCTTATGAAACTTAAAATAAGAAGATACGGAAACTCTGCAGGTGTTACTATCCCTGCGTGGTTTATGAAATTATACCAGTATAAAATAGGGCAAATTATTGAAGTCAGAATTAATAGGGTGAGTAATGGCTCTCACTCACATAATAAACAAAAGCCTAAAATTCAAAAATGACAACCGAACTAAAAACTTTAAAAGATTTGAGAAGAAATTTTCCATTTCCAACACCAACAAGAAATGGAATGTTATATGGAGTTTTTTTAGAAACTGATTTAAAAGCCGAAGCAATAAAATGGGTTAAAAGTTATGGGGGATTTAGTAAAAAACCTGTTGCTTGGATAATTCATTTCTTTAATCTTACCGAGGAGGATTTCGCAGAATGAAAGATTATTTAACATTTCATAAAGAAAAAAGAATTTTAGGAAAAAAGACAGATAGATATTTAGTAAGGCATAGATATGATGCAACAATTCTTGGAGAGATTAGATTTCATGGGGCTTGGAGACAATTTGTTTTTTATCCAGAAACAGATACTTATTTTGCTTCAAGTTGTTTACTTCAAATTAATAACTTCCTTCTTGAATTAAATTTTAAATGGAGAAAGAAGAAATGAACCCCAACCCCTACCTCTCTAAAATTCAAGAGGAGGATTTAGCAGAATGAAAAATAAACTTAAACTATTTGTTTGGTATGGAGTATTAACTGATTATACTTCTGGAATTGCCTTTGCTATTGCAGAGACAGAACAGGAAGCAAGAGAAATGTTAATTAAAAAAGAAGATGCTTTATCAAGAGATGAAGATTTTAATGGAAAGAAACCAGAAGTCTTTGAAGATAAAGAATGTTTTACTTTGTGGGGTGGTGGATAAAATGAACAACAACCCATACCTAACAGCAGTTCAAGAAATCAAGAAAGGATGCGGAAAAAGATATTGCCCCTCTTGTAATGTTTATATAAAGGAAGAAGATTATGATGAATATGCTTTCCATTGTGGATTAGGGGAAGGACAACTTTTGCTTTTGTGTCCAGAATGCGATGCGAAGCTGAAAACAGCAGTTAAATTTTTGCAGATGACGAAAGATTTATTTGAAAGTTTATGGAAAAAAGATATATTTGATGTAGATGACTTTAGAAGAAGTATAAATTCTGCTTTGAAAGAAGCAGAAGAAAATAAAAAGGAGATGGGGAAATGACTGAACAAGAACAACTACAAACTACAGAGTCAAGGGAAAGCATTAAGCTTATGAAAATGTCAAAAGGTTACAACTGGGAAGTTAAGATATGTATTGATAGGGAAGCAAGTGACACAGATGTAAAGACAATACAAGATATGTGCGACGCAAGGATATTGTTAAGATTAAAGAAAATAAATGATGAGATGGTTAAGGAATATGGATCAATACTCAATTAAATTAAGTGGGAGGTTATACAAAAATGCCAGAATTTGATTTTAGCGGGAACTTTGTTAATGTGAATAATGTGCAGAATGGAGACATCTTAACTATTGTTGGAGAGCCAATCGCAGAAGAAAAGGAAAGTGCTCAGCAGAAAGAGTTAGTTAATGGAGCATTAAGGGCTAAAAAGTATATGGTTTTGAATATTCCAGTTGAATATAACGGAAAGACTAAGACTTATACACCAGACCCTAAAACCGGTATGAGATTTCAATCAGCCTGGGTCCCAGATTACTCTAAATGGATTGGGAAGCAGTTTAGTGTGGAAATTGAAGAATATACTGCCTTTGGGGCTAAAAAGACAAGAGTTGCCGGTTATCCAGTTGAACAGAAGATATGAAAAAGGTTATTAATTATTGGAAAAGAGCAACAATCGTTTTAGGAATTATTGCAGTTATTTTATTAGCTGTTCATGTTCTTAGTGATAATTGCTTGATTTACAATAAGTCGGCCTTAGTCTGCTTTTTGAAGTAGATTTAATTCTTCTTTTTTTATTAATTTTATTTTTTCTTCAAGTTCGTAGATGTAGTTTTTTAAGTAATTGTATTCTTCTTCTGTTATTTCAATCATATATCACTTATGTCTAATTTTACTTCATATCCTGGGATATAAATAAATCCATCTTTTCTTATAATTATTCCTGATGCTGCAAGTTCTTTTATACATTTAAGAACAAAATTGTATTCAGTATGGAAGAACTGCATTGCTTCAATTATTAATTTTTGTTCAACTACAACTTTATTTTCTTCCATTGTCTTTTTAACAGATAATTTTATTGCTTGTAAAATTAGAGTTTTTGTGTCAAATTCCATTTTAATTCCTGCATGCAAGAGTCATAGCTAATTTACTTTTCTTTTCTCCTAAGCATCTTGGGCAAATCCAAACTTCATCAGGACAAAGCCAACAAAGACCATGTTCTAAATCCTCTGCTGTTTGTCTTGGAAGATGAACACCACAGAAAGCACATTTAAGTTCATCTTCAGGAGCATCTATTTTTTCATTTAATTTATCTCTTAATGCTTTTTCAACAAATTCAGAAACATTCATGCATTTTTCTTTAGCTTTCTTATGTAAGTTATCATCTATGCTAATCATTACTTGTTTTTTAGTCATATATATTTATGTATATTGTTCTTTATATATCTTTCTATATTGTTGTTAAAATCTCCCCCCCTACAACCCCCTCTCTGGGAATAGCGTATATATATATATATCATACCCCCCCCCATACTAATTAATGATAGAATTAAATCACCCAAACAACCTTTACCTAAATAAAACACAGAGATTAAAACAATAGGCTGCGATTTGGTGATAACTTAACATAAACTTTCCCCTTTAAATATTTAACTCTTCAAGATATTTTAATGGCTCTTTCTGTCTTAGCTATAATACTTACTGCTCCATAGTAACATTTAATAACTTTAATTGCTTTGCTTTGCTGTTCCCCGCAAAGCAAAAATTTAGTTAATAACTTATTCTACGGCCGCACATTACTTACGCTAAGACAGAAAGAATAGGCTCTTTAAGGCTTAAAAGGGCAAAATGGCTCCGCTCCCCCCTTCCTTAGTCAATCCTTCCTAATTCCCTCCCCCCACGCTCCGCCCTGCCCTTTCCGCCCCCCTTCCCCCCGCCTGCCTG